ATTTCAACCAAGGAGACATTGGCTACGACAACGATGAAGACAGCCCTGAGTATCTGACTGTTTACGAAATCCGTTACTGGGCAAAGACAAAGGCCGGGTCAAGACGACGATGCCTGTGGCTCCTAAGAGAGCAAGACAGTGTTGACGCAAGCGAGACTATCCTAAGACACATTGACGACCCTCTAGAGATGAAGGGCTACCCCTACCAGTCCTTGAGCTTCACGAAGGTCCCAGGGGTCCTTTACTCGCCAAAGGTTTCTGACCTGTCTGCCATTCACGGAATCGCTGAACAGCTGAACGAGGAGTGGGGTCACCTTCTTCGTCATCACAAGATGACATCGAAGAGAAAGTGGGTCGCACTTCCCGGAGCCCTGGAAGACGGAAGTCTTCAGAACCTGCTTGAGTCTGACCTTGATATGGAGGTTGCTGAGCTTCCCGCAAACGTCGGTGATATTAGAAACGCAATCATGCTTCTGCCAGAGGCCCCGCCTCCAAGTACCACTCCAATGGTCCTTCAGGGTTTGCAGCGGATGATGTACGAGATCAGTGGGGTTGATGTCTATCAGCGAGGCGGAGTTGGAAGAAAGGGGACTACGGCAACAGAGGTTGCTGTTGCGTCTCAGGGAGCTTCTAACCGAGCAGGAGTTCGACTCGGAGCGACCGAGCGGTTCACTGAAAAGATCGCTCGACAGGTTCTTTCTGTCATTCGTCAATACTGGGACGATCCGCGCTACATGAGAGTCACAGGACCTTCTGGGGAAGAGGAGTTCATCACCTTCTCCTCCTCAGACATTATCGGGATGTTTGATGTTCGAATTGAATCTGGCTCTACCCTAGGGAAAGACCCGGCCACAGAACAGCAAGCTTTTATGGGACTACTTCAGACCATTCAGGCAACGGTCTCCTCGCTGATTCCACTTGTTCAATCTGGGCTAGCCTCTCCAGAAACTATCCAGTCCTTTGTAGAAAAAGCGTTTTCAATCTGGCAAGCTGACAAGCGTATGCTCATGGAACCTTTGGCAGCACTACAGGGAGCAGCTGGCCCAGCCGCAGTAGGCGGAGCCCCGCAAATGGGCGGCGGGCAGATGAGCCCAGAAGGCGTTGCAAACAGAGGGATGAGCCCAGACGGACAGCCACTTGCCGGACCCCAGGGAGACCAGGGACCGGGAGGAGCTACTAGCGGAACAGGGGGGACGGCTGACCTAGCCACCCTCATGGCAAGAGTTAGAGGAAGTTAATGCCTTACTACCCACTTCAATGCACCTTCCATAACTGCGGCATGGAATTCGAACACTTCACAAAACCTGACCTTTACAAGATCAGCCAAAGAGACGGGTTTAGAGATGTTCGATGTGCGTACTGCGGAAGCTTTGGAGCAAAGAGAATTTATCCTCCAGACTCTGCCCCAGCGAATATCACAGTAAAGGGGACCTGGGGGAAGCACGCATCTCCAGGGCTTAAGGGCAGGGAATACTACACAGTCCAAGAGCGCGACCGGCAGCTTGCTTCCGTGGGGAGCACGGGAGGCATCTACGACGGAGAAGGCTCTACCCCCAAAACCCCGAGCAGCACCAAGACTTACGCAGCAGGGAAAGACGGGAAAGTCACCCTGGTTAAAAGAGAAAACGGGAAGCTCATTCCTGTGCCAACAGAGGTAAGGCCCTCTGACTTGATTAAGGGATACGCAAAGAGGAACAACGGACTCGTTGACTTTGCCGGTCTCGTTGAAGAAACAAAGCTAGATAAGAGAAAGCTTAACGGCGGAATCTTAGGCGCTCTTCGCGCCGGATGGCTTCTGAAGACTAAAGAAGACCGGGTCTACCGCCTCGCTTGAGACTTCTCCATCCTGGCTCTCATCTTCGCGTGCCAAGACTCATACTGATCCCACTCGTCTGCTGACCACTGATTGTGGTCTCCAGAGGCTGCTTTGGCTTTTGAAGACCTAACCTCTGACCCACTTCCTGGGCAGTGATGAGCCACGGCATTCGCAATCATCATCGACACACAGGCGTCGTCGTTCTTCCCCGGAGGGGCGCTCATCTTCGCTGAAGAATCATGCCCGTCTGGAGACTTTGTGATTGTCCTTCTGTACGCCACCATCTCTTCAAGAACGCGCTGAGACCGAATCTTTATGTACCCGTCCTTTAGCGCCTTCTGCATTAACCCAACCATCGCTGGCTTGGTCTTTCGGTTTGTGTCCCAGCCAATCGTCATCTGCTGAATGGCTAACGAGTCAACCGTCTTACGGCGGTACATATTCCAATACTTTGTCTGGTTAATCATCGCGATCAAACCAGCGCCCAACCCAGAGACCTCAGGGGCTAACACAGCGTTGTTGTAGTAGAGGGCAATCATAATGACGACCTCAGAGAGAACGTCTAACTCAACCTTGCCTCGCCACTCAGCAACCTGCTCCATAGACGCTATGTCAACAACAACGACATGGTCCCAGTCACCAGAAGCTCCACCCTTGCTTACGTCTGCGCTAACTACATAGCGACGACGAGCCTCTGGGTGACGCCAGACAGAAAACCTTCCAGAGCCCTCCATAGTTTCTTGAAGAAGCGGCTTATAGCTTGAGAAAATCCGAGAGCGCCCAGGCTCATGGCCCGACCCATCTACGATTTCGTACCACTGATGCTCTGGGCAATCGTTGTCCTTGTCGATTCGAATCTTGTTCGCACAAATAGCGCAAGAGCATCCATGCTTGCGTATCTGGTCCCAAACAGCCTCCTGATCAAAGACAGGACTTCCTGTTGTCGAAAAGGCTTCCTGATCTGTAGATGGATATTCCTGGTGGAATCGCTCAAGAGAACCACCGCACTTACTTACAAGAGTCTCTCTTCGCCACTGGAGATTCTCCAAGCTAATCCAGGTGTCGAACTTCTCTAGAAGCTCCTTCTCATCATTGTCTAGAGTCTTGCGGAACTCCTCCTCTGAAACCCTAAGAGGACGAGCGTACTCCTCCATTAAAAACCAAGGGGTAAAGAGTGCGTACCACGTTGAGTCTGGGTGACCCGGATGCTTCTTCTTTAGCTCCATCCACGGAGGGATTTCATCCCACCAAACGTTCGCAGCTAGATACTGGCTATGGTGAAAGTCTCCTGAGCCATTACAAGTAGACTCTGCATAAACCATTGTCCCAGCTTCTTCCGGGACAGCCTGAAGCGTAGCCAAAAAGAACTCTTCGGGCCGCTTATAGAAAGCAACCTCCGAGCAATGAACCTGACGAGCTGTGGCTCCACGAGCGTCATCAACGCTCTTTGCAGTCATAACAACAAAGCGAGACCGTAGTCCGGCGGGGCCTTGGGGAGCGCGAAAGTCTAGCTCATAGACGTTGTTGTATCTGGTGAGCGGCTTTACCTCGTTCGCAAGATAGTCATAGAAGACCTTGCACTTGGTGAAGATAGTTCTGACAGACGGCTCTGTGTGCGCTGCGACTAAAGCAATCTCATCGTGGTTTGTAAGGCAACGCCAAAACATTCTTGCCTGGACATGGGTCGAGCAACCCAGCTGCCGTGCCTTCGCCTCCCACACGCGAACAGGAAGGCCAGCCTTTTCAATCTCACAGATAAGCCCCTCTCTCATTAGCTGAGACTTGTTCAGGTTGAGGTTGAGGAACTCTCCATTCTTCGTCTGAATTTTAAGATGCTTCTCTGCAAACGAGATGAAGTCAGAGTGCTTTCCAGAGGTCAGGTTGTCCGCAGCCTCATCGACATATCCACGCTTAGAAGCCATCTACTCTCCCATGTAAACGGACATCCTTCGGCTTGGAGGAGGAAGCTCTTTTGACTTAAAGCTCTTCTTCATCCTGGCACGCCAGTCATCCATGTTTTCTCGGATGCCCTCTACTTCGTCTTCGTGGATCATCCTGCAATTCCACACCGTCGTCTTCATCGACCTGTGGGGGTAGGTGACAAAAGCGACATCGAGGTGGTTCCTAACCACATCCATCAACCTCTTAGCAAGATAACGCCCAACGCCAAGACGCTCGCCAAGAGTACGGGGTGAGATATATCCAGCGTTATTTGCCTTCTTAAAAGCTTTTTGGGCGACCTTGTCTGTAAAGACTGGCGCTCCTGGGAGAACCGGGGGACCGACATGCCAACACTCGTCAGAGCCGATCCACTTTCTCCACTTCTGCTTTGTTAAAATTGCGTTGCGCCACTGCTCCATTTCCCAGCCATAGCGCTCTTTATCATCCTTAAACGACGGGACAACTACGTTTGTCTGAAGGACCGCTCGCCCTTCCTTGGACACAGACGACGGACGATAAACAGTCTCGTCGTCGGCAGCTCTACGCCACGAATTGCTACCGCCTACTCGGGAATTCCTAGCCAACCCTTACGTACCTGTTGAAGGCAACCCACTTCCAACTCAAGCGGTCGGACTGGCTAAGCATCTCAAAGGTGTACTGATCAATCTCTTCTGAGGCAGGCTCCGCAGCGGGCTCTTCGACAACCACCTCTTCAACAACATCTTCTCGAATGTCGTCACGAGCAGAAGTGATCGCATCAAGCAAAGACTTGCGCCCCTTGCCTTCAAGCTCTGCGTCGTAAACAGCGCTAAGATCTTCGTCAGACATTCCGGCTAGCTTTGCGATAGCCTTCTTCACGGTTAATCCACTAGGATTGAAAGACATAACATCTCCAGGGTTACTATTATGGCTTACACCAAAAAGAAGAAAACTCCAAAAAAGAGTGCCTCCAAGAAGCGAAAGCCTAAGAACATTGGCAAACGCAAAACCAAGAAGAAGGGCGTGTACGCCGGGAGCATGTACTGATGCCTGTCAAAAAGAAGCCGATGTCAAAGGCCGCAAGAGCCGTCAAGCGGGCTGGGGTTTCAGGAGTTAACAAACCAAAGAGGACTCCAAAGCACCCAAAGAAAAGCCACGTTGTCGTAGCCAAGGTTGGCGACAAGGTGAAGACAATCCGGTTTGGCGAACAGGGAGCGAGCACCGCTGGAAAGCCAAAATCTGGCGAAAGCGCACGGATGAAAGCCAAGCGCAAAAGCTTCAAGGCTCGCCACGGGAAAAACATCGCTAAGGGTAAAATGTCTGCGGCCTACTGGGCCGACAAGGTGAAATGGTAAAGCTATGAAAAAGCCAAACGTAAAGTCTCTATGCGGAAAACCTAAGTCTGGACGTAAGTCGTCCAAGACGAAGTCTGGCAAAAGCAAGTCGTCTAAGAAGCCCAGCACCAGCAACCGGGCTGACTCCAGGAAGCGGGCTAGCGTTTATGGGCAGTGGGCCAAAGGAAACCTCTAGTACCAGCCACCCTGCCTGGAATGTACTAGCGACTTTTGCTCGTGCCTGACTGCTCCGTACAGCGCGGGAAACGAGCAATACTCCTTAGCGAGAGCAACGTCAGGCTTTCTGGGGAAACCCACACTCTGTCTGACTGCGACTTAAAGAGTGGCTCTGTCGTTAGGATATATGGCAGAAACCTGAGTGAGGAAGAGGCAGACGCTATCGCTAAGCGTTGGGAAAGGAAAAGAGCCGTGGAAGAACAAGTAGATGTAGAGACTTCTTCAGAGGTCGTTGTTTCTGAAGAGATTGAGCAAGTAGCTAACGCAGCCGCTGAGATTGGAGGCGAGTACGCCCCCGTGCTGGCTATCGTGCTTGCCCTTCTTGCCGTCCTCGGAGGAAAGAAGGCTTGGTCTTTCTACTCTGAGCGAGCAGAGCAGAAGCACGAGCTTGAACTTAAGAAGCTTGAGATGCAGCGTGACATGGCTGGCGCTGGAGCTGCATCCCCTCCTCCCTGTCAGGCTGTGCAAGCGAAGATTGAGGCTTCGCTGGAGGAAACCAAAACAAGGGTCGCGTCGATTGAGAAGCGCCTCCTAGTCATTGGCGACGACTTCGACTCAGAAGACATCGAGCGCAAGGTGAAGCGACTGCAGAAAGCAGTGCGTGACTTGCAGGACGACTCCTCGGTCTAATGCTCCGGTGGGGCCTTCTGCTTCTAGCCTTAACGCAGGCCCCTGCAGAGAACGTTGTCGTCACTAAGCTTGTGATGGAGGCCGAGTGCCACATCCCGGCGGCTCCCCCGTGTATCTCGTTCAACGATCCACGATGGAAAGTCGAGGGATGCAAGATTGACGACGGAGCGTGCTTCGCCCTCGGAGTAGAGCAAGCACCTCACCCAGTAGTAAGTGCAACGATACGCATATCGCCTAAATGCAAAGATAAGAATTCAAAAGGCAAGCTGCTTGAGTCAGCCGTCTCCATGCTCTTTAAGACCAAGTACGAGCTGTTTACCTTTGAAGAGAAGATGCTCAAATGCTCTAAGTCTGGGTACGCGGATGTTAGGCTAATCGTTAAGGAACCCTAAAATGCCTTTTAAGAAAATCAGCTCAGGGAAAAACAAGGGCAAGTTCAAGAGCCCTAGCGGGAAGATCTGGACTGCTAGCCAGATGCGAGCCTACTACGCAAAGAAACGGAAGAAGAAATGAAGTTCTTTTGGAATGCGCTTTTTAAAGGGCTAATCCTCTTTGGAGGCAAGGAGGAGTAATGGCTGGCTTAGCATCTGCACTTGGATCTATCGACTGGATGAACCCAGAAGGAACGAAGGTTCGGCACAACCCCGAAGCGTTTCTCAAGGGAGCTGCCGAGTGGCAGGAGAAAAAGCGAAAGAACAAACTGCTTCGAGAGATGGAGGGTGCGCCAGCCCTGCCAGACGGGGAGCAGATGAGGGAAAGAGCCGTCGAGAGCTATCTGTCTAAGATGGACGGCTACGAAGCGGCTCTTTCCCTCGCCTAAGCCTCTGCCTCTGATGAGTGAAAGGCTGAGTAAGCAACTGCGATACGAGAAGCCTCATTGTCTGAGATTTCCTCATACTGAATCGGCCCGTGCATCGCAGCTGCCATATCTGACTCAAGCTTTGTAAGCGCATGCTCAAAGGCATCGTCGGGGTCTGAGCCCACGCCGACGACCTTCATCGTAAACACGTAAGCGCTAGAAAGGGATTTCTCCAAAGTCCTCTTCCTTACTGCTTTCGGTAGCAGAGAAGACCTGGACATCGTTTGCTACGATTTCTGTAATCCACTTCTTCTCACCGTTCTGTTCGTACTGCCGGTTGTCGATTCGACCATCGACCCCCACAAGTGAACCTTCGCTCAGATCGCGGAGCCCGTCCACAGCATTCCCAAAAACAGTAATGCGGTGAGTGGTCTGAAACTCCTTGTCCTTCCACGAGCGCTTCGAGACTAGGCGAAAGCCCATCATCGAACGACCGTTTCCGATGTCCTTAATCTGAGGGGGAGAACTTACCTGCCCCATAACAAACGCTTTATTTGCACTCGGAAAACCCATATCAACCTCCGTTAATCACATTAAGCACGGCACTTGCTCGTGCATCACTCATATCCAGCCAGTAGTAGCTGATTGCTCCAGCCAACTTAAGCTTCGTCTCCGAACAGCTTTCAGTTGGAAGGGTTATAAACTCTCTCTTGCTAGCAGCTCTCCAAGAAAGCTCAGCAGGATCTAAGCCCAAAATAGAAGCTACCTGACGGATTCTTTCCTGAGTAAAGGGCTTGCGAAGCCCCCGCTCAACATCCGACACATAGACCTTCGTAACACCGAGCTGAGAAGCCAGCCCGTCGAGACTTAAGCCAGCGTTCTGGCGTGCCTCTCTAATGATTTCTCCAAAAGACATATTACCTCCGGTAACTCAGGGAGCTTACTGGTTCCCATTTCTAGTGTCAAACTCCCTATCCTGCAGCCACCCAAAGGGTTCTGGGAGGTGCATAGTGAGCCTCCCGGTGGAACCATTTCGCTGTTTGCTGATGCGGATATTGAAGTCACTAAAGTTAGCATTCGGGTCTCGGACGAAAGGACGATCTACAAAGAGAATCGAATCAGCATCCTGCTCAATCTGGCCTGACTCTCTCAAGTCAGACATCTGAGGAACAGACCCTGTTCTCTTCTCAATGTCTCGGTTCATCTGGACCACTGTGATTATCGGAACAAGCAGTTCGTTCGACAGCGCCTTGATACGCCTCGAAGCGTCAGCAACCTCCTCTTGCCTGTTGCGACCCTTGCACTCAAGAAGCTGAAGGTAGTCGATGACCACCATCTCAAGACCATGCTTCTTCACAGAGGAGCGGATGTTCTCAATAACCCGGTCCATCTTCCTGTTTCCGAAGTCAACAAGAATCGGCAAATCGGAAAACGCACGGTTCGCCTTCCGGGCAACCACCTCAAGCTCGTGGAGCGGAACCTTTGTATCTTGCCCCAAGCCCATCTGAGCCGCAGAGATTCTCTTAGCCACAGACGGCTTCGACATCTCCAGAGAGACAAACATGCTCTTCGTTCCGAATCGAGTAGCCATCCTCTGCATAAGGCTAAGGACGAAGTGGCTCTTTCCGGTTGAGGGCCGAGCGGCAACAACCACCATGTCCCCAGGCTCGATGTGAAGCAAAGAGTCAAGCAGCGAGTAGCCAGTCTTAACTTGCTTTGAAACCTTAGCCCCAGAGGCAACCGCAACAACGTCGGCTGTCCCCTCCTCCATGATGTCGCCAATCCAAGCTTCAGTCTCGGAGATCGTTGGTTGCTGAGTAGAGATGTCAGGAGCAGAGTTAGGTCGCTCCCGAAACCAATCACACCAATCACCAGCAAAGTCAGAAGGCCAAGTCACAGACAGCGGAAAAACACCAACCTCCTGGAACATGTCCACACATCGAGAATTCGCTGAACGACCGGCATCGTCAGCATCAAACCCAAGCACAACTTCTGTCCCATCCTTAAGACGCCTCAGAATGCGCTCTGTTCGACTTTTATCCAACCACCCGACTCCTGGTATCCCCAAAGCGCTAACGCCCATCTGAGAGAGGGAGAGAGCGTCTAGAGCACCTTCAACGAGGAAGACTCTGCTCTTACCTTTGTTCGTAAGGCTAGAAGCCTGGGTAGATGGCAAGTTGTAGGGCATTGGCACTTGACCGCGCAGGTGTCGGTACTTCGGCCCCTTGTCATTCTCTCCGCTTCGAGACACTCGCCGGAACTGCAGGTGAGCCACAGACCCTTTGTCGGTCAGGTAAGGGATCGCAATGTGATAGGCGAATCCAACGGGACAGAACAAATTTTCTGAACTCTTCGACTTCGCAGCAATCCCAAGCGCAACACAGGTATCAACATCGGTCGCCTGTATGGCAGCACCCATTGCCCTCGTTGCTTTCTCTTTGGTGATGTCTGTCAGTTTGTACTCGACCACGGTTTCCGGCTTTATCCCTCTTTGGGTAAGCAGCCAGTCCACGCCAAAGTCATCCATCTTTCCGAGTGCCGCATGAAACGCTGAGCAGGCAGCGATTCTCCTTCCGACCGGAACCTCCGGTGCCTCTGGCTGTAGCGGCGGATAGCTAGCCTTTGAGTCGTTGAGTGTTTTTCCGTTGAGCCATGAGATCGCTTCTCTGGTTTCGCAGGATTTAATCCACGAGACCATGTCTATCGAATCACCAGACTTCTGACACCCATGACACTTGAAGCGGTGGTGTCCATCTTTCTCGAAGAAAGAAACAGAAGGTGTTCCCTTCCCAGGTCCACGGCTGTGGTCTGGGCAGTACGCCTGCTTGTGTCCTCTTCCGAAGATGAATCCTAACTCTGCTGCAACTTGTCGAATGTCCCTGTGTTTTGCTTCCCCAAGCGTGTTCATACCGGCAGTAACCCCATATCGTATCTAGTGTCAGTTATTAGTTGGCTCATCGCCCATTGAAGCGCTCTAGGTGCTTCAGGCCGTGCGTTCATGTCTTTAAGCAGCTTCTCAACTGCCTCTGGCTCATAAGGGTCTTCACTCCCTTCAAGCTTTCCCCTTACGTGTGATTTGATTTTGTCCTTGTACGGAAGCTGGCCGTGAATCAGGTCCTGCCCCGAGAGGACAAACATTTCATCCCGGAGGTCTCGAATCAAGCTGATTCCGCAGACCATGACCGAGTGCTCATTGCGACCCTCCTTGAGGGCAATGTCTCTATCGCGCTTAGTAAGCCCACTCCAGTGCTTTGGACCACCTTCAGCTCTGATCTTAATTTCTTCCTTGAAACCCTCTGCGCGGTTGAACCAGTTCGATAAGAAGCGACGAACCGCAGTCTTCCGCTTCGCCTGACTCTCTTCCCAGGCACGCGCCTTCTTTGCCTCGGTAAGTAAATCTAAGGATGGGTGAGCGTCCTCCTGAGACTTGCACCACTTGT